CTGCGCATGCAGCTTTCCGGCGATGGTGTCCAAGGCGACGCAACGCAAGAAGGAAACGAAGAAAGCCTCACGACCTACACCGATGACTTGTTGATAAACCAACTGCGTCATGCGGTGCGGTCTGAGGGCAAAATGACGGAACAAAGGATTCCGTTCAGCATTCGCGAAGAGGCCATGATGGGTCTCAGCGATTGGTGGGCGGACAGGTGGGATACTTGGTTTTTCAATCAGATTGCGGGGTACACGCCGCAAACGGATACCAGGTATACCGGTAACAACAGCGTCACCGCGCCGAGCCGACAAGTATGGCCCGGCACGACAACGGCGGACCAATCACTCAACACCGCGGCTGGCGTTACCGACGTGTTTACGTTGACGCTGATCGACAAAGCCGTCGAGCTGGCGAAGACCGGCACGCCGCCGATACGTCCGTTGCTCGTCGACGGTGAAAAATGGTTCGTGGTTTTTATTCACCCTTATCAGACCACGTCGCTTCGCGCATGGCCTGCGACGGCCACCGCGCAAGTCACCTGGTATGACTTGCAGAAAAGTTTTCTGCAGGGCACCGGAAGTGCAAAAAACCCCCTATTTACGGGCGCGTTGGGCACTTACAACGGGTGCATTTTGCATGAAAGCTACCGCGTGCCGCAGGGCGTGCACTCCTCAACAGGTGCCGCCGTCACCACTGCTCGACGCGCAGTGTTGTGCGGAGCGCAAGCCGCAGTCGCAGCGTTCGGCCAGGGTCACGACCAAAATTCCTACGACTGGTTTGAACAGATGTTTGACTACGGGAATAAGTTGGGCGTGAAGGCGGGATGCATCAGCGGACTGAAAAAGTCGTATTACAATTCGACTGACTTCGGCTGCGTGGTGATGTCATCCAAGGCCACGGCCGGCAACGTTTCCTAATCCTCACAACACGGACGGAAAGGAGGTTGCCGCCATGGCAACGGGTTCTGTTGCGCGTAAACCGGTTGGCAATCAGGTTGCCTACCTGCGCAAAACACTAAACTATAATGACACCGCAGACAGTACGATTAGCCGTTATAAGATGGGTGTTATTCCGGCTAACTCGCAAATCGTTTACGCCGTCGGCGCGATCAAAACCGCGTTCTCGGCAGCGGGAACACGTGTGTTGACGGTGGGCACCAACGGCACCACCGCCAACAACATTCTCGCGGCGGCGGATATCACCGAAGAGACGGCAACCGCTATCACCAAGATGACCGGCGGTAAGCTGTCATTTACTACCGACACCACCGTTTATGCCAAGCTGACTACGGCCGGCACCGCCGCCGCGGCCGGTAAGGCTGAGCTGGTGGTGGCGTTCGTGCCGCCGGAAGAAACGACCTAATGGCACAGCGTTTCCCCTACAGTGGCGCCGCCTCCGATAGGTGGGCGGCGTCACCCTATTACGTCATGCTGGCAACGCCCGTTGCTGAGAAACCGTGCGCCGCCTATGCCGTTGCGTTGGCGGCCACGGCACAGGCACTGACCGTTGCCGGCATCCGCTTTGATGTCGAAACGCTGCAAGGGTGCTGTCATGTCGACGATGCTCGCAACATTCTTATTCGCAACTTTTTGCAGTCTGAATGCACCGATTTGTTTTTTGTCGACGCCGATTTGGGTTGGACACCAAACAACGTTATCCGCCTCCTCAAGCTCCCCGGCGACATCGTCGCGGGCGTTTACCCGCACAAAAGCGACCCCGAGTCATTCCCGTTCCACGCGTTCGAAGGCGAGACACGCCCAAATGAATACGGGCTTTTTCCGATGCCTAAAGTGGCGACAGGGTTCATGCGTATCCGTCGGCCGGTCATCGAGGCCTTATACGAAAGGGAAAAGGCCAAGGCACGATTGATGTGGCTCGACGGCGATAACAAGCACCTTAACCGGCTTCCCGTCGCCAGGATTTGCGAGCGCGGTTTCGTCAAAGAGCTGGGCCTAGCCGATCTATCGCGCACCGAGGCCAGCCAATCCGGCGACTACATCTTATGTCTCAAGGCGCGCTCGCTCGGGTTCGAAGTGTTCGCCGATCCCGATATGGCCTTTAGCCATTGCGGCGACAAAACTTGGAACGGCCATTTCGGCAACCATCTACGCCGCAAGCAAGGTATCGACGGGCCCCGGTTTGCCGATGCAGCTCAGACGATCGCCGAGTGGGAGGGCTCGCCGTATACCGATAGCGGCGTGCCAATCGATGATGTTTTCGACAACCTGCACCGGCACAGCGTCTATGGCCAGGCCTATACGCTGCCGGGCAAGGCGCTGCGCGCGTGCTGGGAGATGGCCAGGACCGCACGGGCGGACATTCTTGAATGCGGTTCTGGCTTGTCCACCTTGGTGATGGGCCTGGCGCTGAAGGGCCGCGAACACAAGCTCTATGTGCTCGAGAATGATCTGCGTTGGATCGAGCGCGTCAACATCTGGCTCGAGCGCTACGGTGCCACGAACGTCAACCTGATCTATGCACCGCTGATGCCGCGGCACTCTGGCGCCTGGTATGGCGTTGAGCCGGCCGAGCTGCCGGGCAGCTTTGCCGCGGTGCTGATCGACGGACCCAAGCGCGGCCCCGGCGTCAACCGCGATGCGGTCTTTGAGGTGCTCGACAGCGCCATACGTGGCGCGCGCACCTGGCTCGTCGATGACATCGAGCTAGACGAGCAGTGGGAAGGGTTGAAGCGGTACAGCCGCGAATGGCACGCCATCACCGCCGAGGTGGGCGGCATCCGCCGCACGACCGCCGTCGGCACCTTGCCGTGGCCGGCAGTAATGCGCGAGGCCGCCGCATGACAAACTATCTGATTATGCAAGCGCGCATTGCCGATGAGCTGGTGCGCGACGACCTGGCTGGCCAGATACAGAAGGCCATCAACAGCGCCATACAGACGTGGGAAGGCTTCCGCTTTGCCTTCAATGAGCGGAAGTATTTGATTCAGACGGTGGCCGACCAGGAATATTACGACCTGGTGACGCCGACGCTGCTTACCTACCCGGCCGGCGCCGCCGTCGGCACGGGCGAAACCATCCTCGAGCTGGATCACGACCCGCGCATTACCGTCAATAGCTCCTATTACCGGCTAACCCCGCGCTCGCAGTCCTGGTTTGAGGACAACACCGGGCCGGCGTCGCAGTATACCGGGCAGCCCGACAGTTACGGCATTTTCGACAATCAGTTGCGGCTGTTCCCGATCCCCGATGGCGTCTATCCGCTCAAGCTCGAGGGCTTGGCGCGCCTATCCCCCAACCCGCTTAGCGCCGACGCCGATACCAATGCTTGGATGGTCGAAGGCGAGGCGCTCATACGCCAGCATGCCAAGCTGATTATTTACCGCGACGTCGTTAGGGACGCCGAGGGACGCGCCAACGCCGCCGACGGTGTGCAGGAGGCGCAATTCCAGCTCGAGCGTAAAAGCATCGCTCGAACAATGGTTGGCACACAGCGGGCGTGGTCGCTATGAGCAATCCCAACACCGTGCCATTTGAGGAATGGAAACCCGACCTATCCGACCGGACCAATTCGACGTCGGAGGCCAAAGGCGTGCATAGCGTTGCCGGCCAGTATGCGCCGTTCCCCGACATTCAAAGTTATGGCACCGACGCCAAGGCCGACAACATCGTGCTCGGCGGCGACACGTTTTACGACAGTAGCACTAACCCGCAAATTTTCTTCGGCGACTCGAGCAAGCTTTATCACCTCGTTAGCCGCGTCGCCGACAATGTCTCAAAAGTCGGTGGCTATACCGTCGGCAGCTCCGATACCTGGCAAATGGCGCAGTTTGGTAACAACGTCGTCGCGGTCACTCGCAACGAAGCGCCGCAGCATTACATCATGGGGACGTCGACGGATTTCGCCAACCTCGCCGGCTCGCCGCCAACCGGCGCCACCTCAGTTGCGCGCGTGTCCGATTTTATGTGGATGGGCAAGGCCTATACGGTTTATTGGTCCGCATTTAATGACGTGACCGATTGGGTGGCCGACCCGACAACACAGGCCGGCAATCAGGAATTGGACCAGGAGCGCGGCGAGATAATGTCGCTTATTGGTCTCGATTATGCGGCCATTTTTCAGGAACGCGGCATTCGGCGCGCGATATATGTCGGTGGCACCGTAATTTGGGATTTTGGCCAGGATTATATCGAAAAAGCCAGGGGATGCCTCGCGCGTAACGCCGCCGCGCCTTTTGGCCGTATTATTTTTTACGCGTCCGATGATGGTTTCTATGCTTTTGACGGCCAATCCTCAACACCGATCGGATACGGCAAGGTCGACAATTATTTTACTCGCAATCTGAATTACGCATTCAGGCACAAGGTCGCCGTCGGCATTGATTATCAGCGCAAACTCGTTGTGTTTGGCTTCCCGACCGGATCGGCGCAGCTCATTACCGAGGTGTTGATTTTTGCCGTGCAAGACGGGCGTTGGACGCATGACGTTATCGACCTTGAATTTTTGTTTGATACGCCGGCCGAAACGTACACGGTGGACAATTTCAGCACCCTATTCACCGCCAATAATCTTGATGGCACCATTAATCCCGATGACATCGATAGCGCTACGTTTGACGACCGGCGCATTCGCCTAGCCGGCTTTCAAACCTCAACGCACCGCATGGGATTGTTCACGGGAGCGCCGCGCGCCGCGACGATCGACACCAAGGAATTTGAACCCTTGCCGGGCAAGCGCGGCCTATTGACCGAGGTTTGGCCGCTCGGCGACTACCAGACCACCGCCATCTCGTCATCGGTCGGCTACCGCCGGGCGCTGCCGGGTGCCGGCGTTGCCTTTACCAACGCGAGCGCCATGAACCGCGCCGGTTACTGCCCACAGCGCATCGACGCGCGCTTTATGCGCGTGCGCCAACAGATCACGGCCGGCTCGGATTGGCGACGCGCCGAGGGTATCCATTTCACGGCAACACCGACCGGGGGCCGCTGATGGCTGAAATCCAAGACCTATCCCCAACCGACGCCTCAAACACCGGCCGTTGGCCGGAAAACATGCAATTTTCCGCGGTTAATGACGCCGGCCGCGCCGACGAAGGCCTGTTGGCGCGGTGGTATAGGGATAGCAACGCCTCGATCGCGGCGTCGGGCTCGAGCAACGCTTTCGCGATTACGTCTAACAGAACGATTGCCGCGCTGTTCGATGGCTTGTTGATGGCGTTCACGGCCAATCATTCGATTACAGGCGCCGCCACGCTCAACCTTAATGGCATCGGCGCCAAGAATCTTAAACGGTTCAACGGTGATCCGCTGGCGAGCGGTGACATTATCTCGGGGCAACCCGTGCTCGCCGTTTACAAACTATCTGCCGATACGTGGTTCATGGTGTCGGCGCTGGCGGCGCTTACCGATAATAGTTTCGTTGACATCAGCGAGAACGCGACGCCCGGCACGCCATCGACCGCCGTTGGCCGGTTGTCGACGTTCGATGATAGCGGCACTACGCGCTTGCGCATGACCGACGACGCGGGCGCCACGCAAACATTTTACCCGGCCGCCAGTGCCGCCGAGATGGAAGCGCAGACGGCTAACCGTCTGGTTGGGGCATCGCTGCAGCACCGTCACCCCGGCCACCCGAAGGCATGGGCGAATATCTCAGCGATTGGCACGTTCGCCACTGGTTATAACATCGCCTCTGTTTCGCAGATTAGCACCGGCATTTATGAGGTGACGCTAACCACGGCATTTACTGACACCGGCTATGCCGTGATAGCCACCGCTGTGCAGGCGTCGGGTGATACCAAGTGCGTCACCTATTCGGTCATATCGGCGAGCGTGTTTCGGCTTTACATCTCCGACGCCACGGGCGGCACGCTGCAAAATCATCAGGTGTCGGTGGTGTGCTTCGGTGACCAGACGTAATGGCACTCGATCCGCGTTGGAAAAATCCGCCAGGCAACAGCAACGAGCAACTGTTTCTGTGGGCGCAAGACCTGATCCGGGAATTGCGTAAAGGTGACTATCTCGACGCCGTCGCCCCGACGACACCAACCAATATCGCCAACAGCCAGTTGGCGGATATGGCGCAGTCGACCATCAAGGGGCGTGCGGCCGGCGCCGGCACGGGCGCGCCGCAAGACCTGACGGCGACGCAGGCAACGGCGATCCTTGATAACTTCGTTGGCGACAGCGGCAGCGGTGGCACCAAAGGCCTGGTGCCAGCGCCCGCAGCCGGTGACGCGGCGGCGGTGAAGTTTTTAAAAGCAACGGGTGCGTGGGCGACGCTGCCGGCGGCCACTGGCGGCATCGCGACGATTGCGAGTGGATCGCTGCCGGCGGCGGCGACACTCGACATAACAAACA